CTGATTCTATGGTTATCCGTGATGGCGCTGGCGTGCCTTCGGTGTATACAACTACAAGTCAGATTGAATATGATGTAATACCCGACGCAGTATATGCAACAAATCTAATATACTACGGTAAGCTAACGGGCTTAAGTGATGCCGCCACAACTAATCAGGTATTAACTGACTCGCCTAATATCTATCTTTATGGCTCTTTGTGGGCTTTAAATATCTGGGCAGAGAATGATGAAAATATAATGAAGTATCGTCAGTTATTTTTAAGCGCTATTGATGGTGCGAATAGAGCTGATGCTTCAGGCAATATAGGCGTGGCAACTCAGAAAAGACGTAGGAGTAGAAACCCTTAATGGCTTCCTATCAGACTATCCCGCTTAGAGTTGTTGGTCCTACTGATAAAAACAAGAGTCAGCAGGTTAACAGCGCAGAGACTAAAAACTGGTATCCAGAATCAACGCCAGACGGTAGGAGCAATGCTGCTTTATTGCCGTGGCCTGGTTCGACTTTAGCGGCTACCACTACAGGCGCTCTAGATCGAGGGCTTCACGTATTCCAAGAGGAGCTTTATCACGTTGTTTCTGGCTTCTTATACAAAGTATCAAGCCTTAATGTGTATACTCAAATAGGTGCTATTGCTGGCTCTAATAGGTGTATATTCAGCACTAATGGTAAAGAACTGGTAATCACCTCTGATGGCAATGCTTACGCCTATGACGGCACGACATTAACAAAAGGCGATGCTGCAGAGTTTGCTGATACACGCGCCACAGCAATGCTAAACAATACGTTTATATATGACGGCGCGACAGATGACTTTTTTGTCTCGCAAGCAGGCGATGCACTAACCTTTAGGGCTTCAGGCTCTGCTGAAAGTAACGGCGATGATTTAGTTCGTCCTTATTCTTTCGGCCAATGGGTTTACATGATGGGCAAAAGCTCGTTAGAGCCGTGGTGGAATGCTGGCGCGGATACCCTAGGCTTTGACCGCATAGACGGCGGCATTGTTGAGAAGGGCTTAGGCGGAATCTATACCGTTGGCAATTCCGATCAATTCATGTACTTTTTAGGTGATGATTCAAACGTTTATCAAGTGGCTCAATCAGCTATTAAAAAGATTTCAACTCCTGCCATTAGCTTTCAGCTAGGCAAGTTAGATGCTGCGAATGCTGTGGGTTGGACAATGGTATTAGACGGCCAAGACTTCTATGTAATTAACTTTGGTGATAAAGACCTAAGTTATGCGTATTCAGAGCAGACTGGCGCATGGTTTAACCTATCGACTGGCGTTAATGATGGTAGGTATATTGCCTCATCTTATGCGCGTGTTTACGGAAAGCACATGGCCGTAGATTACAGGACGGGGAATTTAATAGAGCTTACCGATACCGCTTACGATGATTTAGGCGAGACTATACAGCGAGTGCGTGTATTACCTCCATTAAACACTTCTAAGATTGGCGCGGGCATTGGTAAGCGTTTATTAATGTCCAAGGCTAAGTTTATTCTGCAGACCGGACAAGGGCTTGTTACGGGGCAAGGTTCAGACCCTGCTATAGAGGTTGAATATTCAATAGATGGCGGCGCAACATGGCGCGTTATTGGATGGCCTAAAGTGGGTAAGCTTGGACAATATCTGATTAAGGTTGAAGCGTGGGCAATGGTTAGCTTTTACGACATACAGTTTAGACTGACAATGTCAGACCCTGTTTTTTCATCGCTTCAGGATGGCAGCGTTGACGTTAAGCTTTCGGGGTATTAATGGCTAAGGCTAATTTACCACCAATAAAAATACCTGCAACACTGCTAACTAATGCGGCTGAAAGGGTTTATTTCGAGGCTATTAACTTCGCTATCTACCAACTTTTCCAAAGGTCTGGCGGCGGCGAAGATTTCTTTGTAGATGTACTGCTTAGGCTTGATGCGCTTGAAGCTGATGTTGCAACCTTGCAAGCTGAAGTTGCCCAGTTAATAATTGATGTAGATGCGCTTGAAGTTGCAGTTGCGGCAATACTTATAAGGCTTAATGCTATAGACTTAAGTATTACTGCTATCGAATTAAGGCTTGATGATTTAGAAGGCGATGTTGTAGACTTAAAGGTTGACGTTGCAGCTCTTGAGCTTGATGTTGTCGAGCTTCAGCAAACATTTAGCTGGAAAACAGTGCCTACGGGTACAGAAGTGATAATTGGAGTTAATCAGCAGATGATTATTGCTGACGGAATAACTATTGATGGTACGCTTACAGTAGATGGCGAACTCTCACTAATTTAAGGAATCATAATGGCGTCAAGCTTAACATTAACAGAGATTGCATCAGGAGATTTACCTGCTGCAGCGCCTACAGGTAAGGGCATTATGTTTCTAGAGGAAAGCTCTGGAAATCCCACCTTGAGAAATGATGCTGGTGTTGACACCCCAATGACGCCGGGCGGCGTAAATATATTTCATGAAATGCTACTTATAGCTGAAAGTTTTGTTGACCAAATACCTACGGGGCTTGACTCGACAACCCAGGTTACATTTGGGGCGGCTCAAGGCACTGTGTCAGATCCAGTTATGATAGATGCTGCAGGATTAGTTACTATTAATGAAGATATCGACTCTTTGGCGCTTAGAACTCTGGTTTCTTTTGGCAGGACTGGCGGGGCCAGCGTTTCAGAGCTTTTCTTTAGGTCGGTTATAAATGGGGTTGTATACAGTACTCCACTAGGGGTAAAGATAGACTCGGCAAATATAACTCAGATTGTTTTTGTGTCTAATGATCTTGCGCTTCCTGCTGGGACAACCATTTCAATAGAGTTTGTTAGAGATCCGTCTGGGCATAATAGTGGGCAGCTGATAGCGCTCACACCAACTGCTGCAGGGTGGAATGATACGGCGGCTTCAGCTAATATTGTTATCAGTAGAACGGTTGCTTCTTAATTATATAAGGTGGTTATCATGATAGTTTGCACGATAAAAGGGTACGAGCCAGATAGAAAGAAAAGAGAGTGTGAGAAGAAAGCCTTGGAAGAGGCAGAGAAGAGAGCAGGGAATGCATAGCGCTCCTTTTCTCGGTGAGTAATTTTATGAGCTATATAAAGGGTTTGGCATGGGATTAAGTTTAGGACGTTTAGGTGATTTTGCGGGCGGTCTTTTAGGCGGCTTCACTGGCCAGAATGCAGCTGATGCGGCTGAAGCTGGGTCTGCTGCTCAGGTTGCGGCTAGTGAACGTGCAATGAAGCTTTTAAGGGGTGATTTAGCACCTTTTAGGCAGTTGGGCGTAGATCAAATAGAGGGTGCTTCTAGCCTTGCATCTGATCCAGCCACACAGATGGCCTTACTTCAGAATAACCCTGAATTTCAGCAAATGAACGCGCTATCTACAGACCCTCAAGCGCAAGTTGACTTTCTATCTAATAACCCTTTGTTCGACTCTTTACGTGGACAGGCAAGCGACGATATATTTGCCAATCAAGCTGCACGGGGAAAGCTTGGCGGCTCAGGCACTCAAGAGCTATTGCAAAACAGATTCTTGCAAATGGGTAATGACTTGATCAATCAGCAGATAAACCGTACAAGTGGCGCTATCTCACAAGGTCAAGGGCTTATTGATACGCAACTTAATAGGCAATTACCGCTTCTTCAAATGGGACAGGCTTCAGCAGCTCAAACAGGCGCGGGCAGTGCTAACATTGCCACTGATATCGGTAATTCTCAGGCGGCGGCATTAATCGCGGCGCAAAATGCAAAAGATACAGGTGTAAGCAATCTTCTCGGCACTGGCTTAGGTTTATTTGCTGGCGGCGGCTTCTCTGATGAGCGCTTGAAAACGAATATTAAAAAGATTGGCTCTAAGTCAGGCGTTAATGTTTATAGCTGGGATTGGAATGATAAAGGCGAGGCTATCGGGCTTAAAGGTCGCGGTGTTGGTCATATTGCCCAGCAAGTTAAAGAAATTCACCCCGAACTTGTACAAGAGATGAAAAACGGCTATCTAGCTATTAATTACAGCACTGATAAAACAGTAAGGATTCATTGATGCCTATTGATGCACGCTTATTACTTGCTGGCGTAGTGCCTGACCCTACCGATTCTGCGGCAAAAGCCTTTAGCTTAAGTCAGAGCATCCGTAACGCCCCCATTCTTAGGCAGCTACAAGCGCAAAAGATCACGCAAGGGCAGCAAGGCATAGCGCAAGGTGAGCAAGTGGCACAGCTTAATGAGCAGAAGCTAGGCAATGCTAGTGCGCAGGCTATTCACTCGGTATTAGGTGATGCTACAGCTGAGCAAGTAACCCCAGAAATTTTCGCGCAATCTACTAGAGCGCTAGCTGATTTAGGTGTTCCGCTTGATGATGACGACTTAACATTCTCGCCTGAAAACGTAGGCCATTTATTAAAAATGTCTCAGGCTGGTAAGAAGATGCAGATGCAAAAAGCAGGACTCACAAGGCGCGTTCAAAGCTCTAACAACCTTGGCGGCGGAGCTGTTCAGCTTATATATAATGACGGATCTATGGAGATTGTTTCAGCTAGCGAGGCGGATAAAATTTTAATTAAAGAAGCTAGAGATAGTGAGGTTTCATTTATTGGAGATAAGGCAAAGGCTGGGGCGTCTGGTACAGTTCTTGGCAAGGTTGGTGCGGAATCTGAGACGGCAAAAATAGCCGCTGATACAATTTCAACAATCAAAACCTCTGAAGAGCAGGCAAAAGTAGACGTTTCTACTGGGTCAGCTGAAAAGGTCGGGGCGGCGCAAGCCATAATTGCAGA